CAGCAACTTTATCGCGGGAGGTGTAATGTGTGTTCAGGATGCGACCCAACCACTGCGGATAACCATCCCAGTGATGATAAGCAGACAGAATAGATCCATCTTTAAGTTCAATGCCGATGCGGGAACGAGTTGCCATAATGAGAGAGAATGTGTGAGAGGCGGGGATCAGTTTGTCGATCCCACTTATTGTTGTGCCTCTCGTGGTAGTTGTGTCGGGTCTCCCCTCCACTTCTTTAATATACACGGGATTGGGGCGCTGTGGTCAAATGGTGGACACTTCAATCAACTGTCACACGATAAACCCTTGCTCTACAGGTTTGGGATCAAGAATGTCGCTCTTTTGTTGTGTTAGTTTCATATCTAAAAATTTGTTACATCAACAGGAATATCATTTATTCTTTCTACGAATATATCACAATACTCTTCACTAATTTCACACCCGGAAAATGTACGTTTGTTTAGCAAACACATTTTTGCAGTTGTTCCAGATCCTGCAAATGGATCAATAACTAAATCACCATCATTAGTCCATGTTTTAATTTGATCTTCTGCTAATCTTTCTGGCATAATTGCTGGATGATCAAAAGCAATTTTATCCTTTGTAGTATGTCCTCCGCCAATTACATATTCAAACACATTCCTCACCTTTGAGTGAGAGTTTCTCTTTGTTACCTTATAATTTTTTTCACCATTTTTTCCACGATACTTTTGATTTGCTTTTAGATTACCATACTTACATTCAACCATAAAAGGATTAAAAGTAGTTGGAGTTCCTTTACTAAAACAAAAAACATATTCCCATGCCTGATGGTATCTTTTACCACTACTGGGCATAGGATTCTTTTTGATATAGATCATTGTATCATGCAGTTTGAATCCACATTCCATAAAGAAAAGTGCTTGACGCATAGAAGTTCCACTTTCACTTCCATTAACAGTTTGATCTGCCACGTTCCATACTACAACTCCACCAGGTTTTGTGATGCGATACAATTCTTTTGCCGTAGTTTCAAAATCAAATGAATATCCTTTATAGTCTCTGATGTTATCATATGGTGGTGAAGTAAGTGTCATATCGACACTATTCTCATCCAATGATTGCATCCATTCGATACAATCTTGCAGATAGAGGGATATATTATTTTTGTTGTACTTTAGCATACTCCCTCTTTACCTCCTCCATGTCTACATCATAGTTATTATCGCATTTTACAGAAAAATCTGCAATAGCATCAGATTTATTAAAAGTTTTTTTAATTAAAACACAAGTTTGAAATGCACTATCATCACCAGAAACACGTTTAATCTTCCAGGTTTCTTCCCAATTTTTCTTAGACTTATCTGGATTCAAATATGCTTTACCACCGTGCCATTCATATTTTATACTTTCATATTTTGGTTGCTCATAACAGAACACACGAACATTATAGTTTTCACCATCACGATTATGAACGATGATAACATCCATCATTTTATTAAGGTTAAAGTCCTTAAAACTCTCTTTTCTTTTATCAACCAGCGTTTTAATCACACCTTTCCCAATATCCCCACTCTCATTTAAGGGACAGCGACATTGAACAAAGCTGATTGTTTGTTCCTCACCCTTAGTAAATTTTTTTAAGACAGACTTATCATTTTGACCTTCTTTTTTACTGTACCCATCTGCCATATAAACATCTCCAGGAATATGTTTTCCGCCAGTGGATTTTGCAATAATCTTTTCCCAGGTATCTGGAGTGATGATACCCTCTCTTTGTGCATAAAACCATGTCAATGCTTTTAGTCCTTCGATGTCAAATTTCATGATAAATTAGCGACGAATTTCACTGATAGCAGGTTGACCTTGATTAAAGACAACATCAACGACTGCCTGAACTTTCTTGGCAGTGCTGATACCAACTGTGTCGTAGGTAGGAATACAAACCAACCCAAATGTTTTCTCAGTGCTACCCAAACGAATCACACGACCGATGGACTGACTGATACCAATATAGTCCATGTTACGCATGAAGATAACTGCTTCCAGTCCGCTGACATTGATACCTTCAGACAGAATAGAGTGGTGGATAACTACAAATTTCTTGGTAGCATCTTTGCCCCAAGTGTTCAACGTATCGAAGAACTTCTCGCGGTCAACTTTCTTGCCGTCGATGATTGCACCAGTCTTCGATGTGATTGTCATCCAAGAATATCCTCGTTTGTTGAGCTCCAGGCAGAAATCAGACTGAGAGATAAGGCCCATGATTTGCTTTGTGGTGCGAGCACAAATCAGAGTCTTGTCGATGTTGTTGTCATCAATAGTTTCCAGCAGGTTGTCACAATCCTCCGCATACATGACCTTGCGACCCTTGATCAGATCAAGTTTCTTGACTACAACTTTGGGAGGAAGGATATAACCACCTTCAACCAACTCAGGTGCAGGAATGTTGGCAAGAACTTGACCATAAACAGACCAATTCATCCCTGGTTTCTTAGGCGTCAAGGAATGTTTAGGAGTTGCAGTGTAGAAATAGCAACGGTCTGCGTTCTCTGCGAAGAACTCAGTGGCAGGGAAGAAGTTACGCTTGACGCTGTTATGTGCCTCGTCAAAGTAGATCGTGTTGACCTCAATGTCAGCATCAACGATGCGCTGAAGAGAGTTGTAAGAGGTGAAGATGATAACATTCTCACCCGCAGTTCTTGCAGTGCTAGCAAATAGATGAATCTTGTCTGCTTTGGTGCTGCTGAAGTGATGAGTTTCACCACTATGAACGTGCATCACATGTGTGTGAGAGGTATCAATAATCTCCAGAAACTCAGAGCACAGTTGTTCTGCCAGCAAAATACGGGGAGCAACAACAACTGTGGTGGTGCCGTTGTTGATAGCATCATGACGACGCTGAGTGTCAACAATCATGGTGAGAGTTTTGCCACCACCCGTGGGCACAATAATCTGACCTTTGTTGTATGCAAGCATACGATCAATGATACGTTGCTGATGTGGACGAAGGGTGAGCATGTATCTCGTATCAATGAATATAATATACAGAAAAACACCACCCCGGTCAAGAGGTGGTGGACAGAACAAAGAGTGTCACACTTTGACAATTAGAATCTCGTGAGACTCTTTTTTGTTATGATCTACGCCACGTTCCTTCTTATACTTACCAACTCTTGTTTCTCCTGCTTGATATGAATAATGCCATTCGGGATAGTATAACTCAAAGTCAGAATAGTATTCACGGATTGTTTCACAATTATTGTAAGACAGAATAAAACTACCTTTATGATTATGTAACTGATCTCTCAACTTTTCATGGTCAAATCCTTTGTGATGTACATCAATGTTGCAGTTAGGATACATCCCCTTCAACATTTTGTTGTCAGAGTCTTTATCCAGATAATATGGAGGATCTAAGTAGATCAAATCATCTGGATAGTTTGGAATAACCTGATCGAAAGTTTGCTCCTCTACATGTAGATTAGGATTGCGATAAGACCTGATGTAATGCACCATCTTATCCCATTTTGTCTGACTTTCATAGATCTTACTCATCCACCCCATATACATCGGACCATAAGAAAGATTATGGTTGAAGTAATAATATGCAGCAGCAGTAATGTTATCTAATTGAATTGGTTCACGTTTGTAGTGATCTGTACTCCAATCTTTGAGCATCTCTTGAGTATAATCCCACCGCACTAAGTTCTCTTTGATCTCAGCATAGTTCTCCTTGGTAGGAGTCAACTTTTGAAGTGCATCTGCAAACTCATTAGGTGAATCTAACAGTACATTCCAGAAGTTTACGAGTGCATGAAAGATGTCAAATCCATACACGGGGATGTCAAGTTCTGATGACCACTTTGATTCTAAAGAACCTCCCCCAATAAAGGGGGAGATGATTCGCTTAGGATATGGGAGTTTAGGAATATATTCTGTAATAATTTTGTATGCCTTGGACTTACCGCCAGCATAGCGAATCGGTGTCTTCATTCTTTATTAGTAAACCTCGCATTATATACCCCACCATGTCCATAATTATAACCCCCCCTGACTATGAAGTCAAGGGGGTTAAAAAGCAAATTAATTTATTATTTAATTATACTCTCTGTTAGGAATGTAAATCAATTCATCAAAACGCTCATTTTCACTATCTTGTGCGACGAATCTGTGTTGACATTCAGGGTGATTCCAGGAAATCTTTGACCTATGAAATTCTCCGATACCCATCTCTTTGCCAAACCCATTTAACATTCTCTCCTCTACACTGTACAACTCAGTTGAGAAGCATTTCTCTCTCTTAGTATAAAGAGATGTCTTGCCTTTGGGAACAGGAACGGCGAAAAGAATATGCAGAGGTTTGTGATCATTCACTGCCTTCTGATTAGATGTCATAATTGAACCAATACGTCCCTCAACGTGAGACATATAAACAATTAGACAATGTTCATCAGGGTTGTTCCAGATGTTGTTATACCACTCTACTGTATCGGTAGGTGGATTGTCTGCTCTCCCCTTCACATATTCAAACTTAGGAAGAAGTAACTTCATCGTATTTTGGTTGTGAGGAATATACCTAACACCCAATTTCAATCCAGAACAAACATATTCCGAAAATAGTTTGTCCTTGATGCTATCCCTTGTTGATTCACTTAAATGCCATCCCAAAAAATCAATCTCTTTACCAATAGCGTCTTTAGTAACAGGCGGTGAACATGCTAGCACCTTTCTCACTGCTACTTCTACATCTGCAACAGATGTATTGTTGTGTTGAAAATTTACCCTATTGTTCGATCTCGTGCAGAACCTAATTCTTGCCACCGGTGAGCTAAATCGTACTCCTTGTGCCATCCATCCCGGAATATTCAACTGTGAGGAGGTATATTCGCGGTGAAAGGCATTTACCTTCAAACCAGTATCTACATCATAATAAATCATACTGCCATTCTTGGAATCAATTCCGTTATTGACAATATCCTTCTGCAATTTCTCTGCCTCTGCAAAGTCAATGCCACCCTTTCTGCCAGGGTTTGCCATGTTATCGGATGTCAAATCATCCCACAATTTCATGTGTGGTGATCCTACAAGTTTTACACCTTCTACACCATAAGTAGAGGGCACATAATCCCAATTAGCGGGATTACAATGTTCTGGTCTCCAATGTTCACTCAAGAAAGGTGCATATTCACCCTGACTTGAAGCATTTGTTTTCGTGTTAGTCATGTAAAAGGAACTCTATCTGAGTTCTACGAAGTTTACAATAATGATACTAAACCCTCCTGACCAAAAAGTCAAGAGGGAGTTACAGATGTTTACTTTGAAGCAGTTGCTGTCAGAATGGCAGCAT